GGCTCCGGCTCGGCGGCCGCCGGCGCCTCGATGATGCGCGCAAGCTTCTCGAGGGTCTTGGCGGCGCGTGTGGAACGCCAGCCCTCGACGAGGGCATCAGCGAGGTCCCAGCCAGGTGGTAGGTCGCTGGGCACGGCGACGACGCGCACGGTGCAGCCAAGGGCCAGGAGGCGGCCGGCGAGCTTGGCCATGGCCTGCCGGCCTACGTCATCGGCATCAGGCCAGAGCACGCAGGCGCGGCCACGCAGCGGCTGCCAGTCGGACTTGTCGATCGCCTTGCAGCCTGATGGCCAGGTGACGACCGCATGGGAAGGGAACAGCTCGGCTGCAGCGTCGGCAGCCTTCTCGCCCTCGGTGATGAGCACCTCGGCGGTGAGCTCGCGGCGTGCCCAGTAGAGCGGCCGCGGTGCTGGTGGGGCTTTCCAACGCCATGCCGTGCCGTCCCACCAGAGAGGGCGGATCGCTTTGCCGGGGAAGCGGCAGACGAGGAAGTCGGCGTTGTAGGTCCAGACGTGCTCGGCGCCTGCGGTGGGCGGCGCGGGGCGCTCGGAGACGATGCCGAGGTGCTGCTCAACGCGGCGGCAGGCGTCCTTGAACTCCCAGTTGGTGACGCGCAGCAGCAGGTCAAGGCCGGAGCCGGCACCACCGGCGTGGTCCTTGCCGCCGCATTGATTGCAGAAGAAGCCACCAGGGCCGTCGTCATTGTCCCAGCGGTAGCGATCGGTGCCGCCGCATGCGGGACAGGGCTGATGGCGATCGGTGAGCTGTTCTTGGGTGAGGCCGCCAAGCTCCATCAGCAGCCGCGGCCATTGGCCGGCTGCCTGGTCAAGAGTGGCCATGCGTCAGGCCGCTGGGCGATCGCTGCGCGCGGCCATGATCAGCTGGCGGACGACAGCAGGCCGGGTAATGGTCTGACGCTTGGCCTGCTGATCGAGGTACTTGATGAGCTCAGCGGGAAGCTGAAGGCTGATGCGCTGATAGCCCTTGGGTGGACGGCGTGCGGGCATGCTGTGCGGTGCTGTACCGGCGCAGCATAGGGGCAGGGTTGCTGCAAAGCTGCAGCAGTGTTGCTAGGTTGCTGCCGGAGCCTGCTCCTGCTCCCTGCTGATGCCTGCCACTGCCCGGACCAGGCGGTGGGCAGCCGGGCCTCTGAGCTGCCTGGGTCCCGTCGAGGACACGCGCCGGCACCAGGGGTCCGGCCCCGTCATAGGGCGCGTGCAAGCGGGAGAGCTCCACCTACTCACCACAGCACGCCATCGGGTTGATGACCACAACAATCAGGCCAATTCAGACCAGATACAAAGGATTTCATTTCCGGTCTCGACTTGAAGCCAGGTGGGCGGTGTTTTTTGACGCAATGGGGCTGCAATGGGAGTACGAGCCGGAAGGCTTTGATTTTGGCGGCATCAAATACTTGCCGGATTTTAGAGTTCAAACTGGCGATTTGACTTATTGGTACGAGGTTAAGCCGTCAGGCGTATGGGCTGACAGAAAGTTTTATCAATTCCGCGATCTGCTTATTTCGGATTCGGATGGCTGCAAGGCGTGGGGAATAGAGGCACGGTTGTTGTCTGGCACCCCCGCAGATGTTTTTGAGGGGTCTCGGCCGTGCCCTCGGTGTGGTCTTGATATTGCCGAGTCCGACACCGATTTCTGGGATGACGTATTTGCTTTTTGTTGCGAACATTGCGACGAGGTCACCGTTAGCGGTGGTGGCAATCCACCCGAAATTGGCTGGACTGGAATTTCTTATAGGCCTCATAAAGGCTGGATTTTGGCGTTAAAAGCGGACTACGACCGGTTGATGTTCATGGTCGGTTCTGCCTGCAACGCGGCCCGTTCGGCCCGCTTTGAGCACGGACAGTGCGGTGCAACGTGACCCTTGCTCTCCGCCCCTACCAGCAAACAGCCGTTGCCCAGATCCGCGCAGTCCTGGCCGCCGGCCACCGTTCCGTCCTGTTCGTTCTGCCTACCGGAGGCGGCAAGACGGTGGTGTTCTCGCACATCGCCGAGCGTGCTGCCAGCAAGGGGAACCGCATCTGCATCCTTGTGCATCGCGTCGAGCTGCTGGAGCAGGCCAGCCGCAGCCTGGCGGGCCTTGGCGTGCGCCATGGCCTGATCGCCGCGAACCGCTCGATGGATCTGTCGGCGCCGGTGCAGGTCGCCAGCGTCGCCACCCTGGCGCGTCGCCTGCATCGCCTCCCGGCTGATCTGTTCCAGCTGCTGGTGGTCGATGAAGCGCACCACAGCAACGCCGGCACCTGGGCCAAGGTGCTGCATCACTTCCAGCGCGCGCGGGTGCTGGGGGTGACCGCCACGCCGTGCCGTTGCGATGGCCGCGGCCTGGGTGAGTGGTATCAGCAGATGGTCCTGGGTCCCACGGCCCAGGAATTGACCGATGGCGGCCACCTTGCCCCCGCCCGGATCCTTGCCCCGCCCGGCATCAACCTGCAGGGCCTGCGGCGGCGGATGGGTGACTACGACATGCGGCAGGTCTCGGAGCTGTTGAGCAGCGGCCAGGCGATGGGGTCACCGCTGGCCCACTACCGGCAGCATCTGGAGGGCCAGACGGCGATCGCGTTCTGCTGCTCCGTGGCGCATGCCGAGGCCGTGGCCGCGATGTTCAACGACCACGGCATCCCAGCGGCAAGTATTGACGGCTCGATGGATGCAGCCAATAGACGCCAGCTATTGGCTGATCTGGGAATAGGTCGCATCAAGGTGCTCACCAGCTGCAGCCTGATCGGCGAGGGCGTGGATGTGCCGAGCGTGGCCGGCTGCATCCTGTTGCGCCCGACCCAAAGCCTGGCGCTGCATCTGCAGATGATCGGCCGTTGCCTCAGACCCCAGCCGGGAAAGGTCGCGGTGATCCTCGATCACGTCGGCAACTGCCACCGCCATGGCCTGCCGACCGATGAGCGGGAATGGACGCTGGAGGGCGTGCAGAAGCGCCAACGCGAGGCCGCAGCATCCGTCAGGGTGTGCCCGGCGTGCTTCTGCGCCATGCGCTCAGGCACGCAGGTGTGCCCGGAGTGCGGCCACCAGTTCCAGCCGGAGCGGCGGGAGCTGGAGCACGTGGAAGGCGAACTGCAGGAGGTGATTGCGCGCCAGCAGCGCCGCGATGAGCAGTCGTCAGCCCAGTCCTTCGACGACCTGGTGCGCATCGGCCACCGCAGAGGCATGGCAAACCCAAGAGGCTGGGCACGGCACGTCATGGCCGCCCGTGAAACCAAGCGGGCACGGTCTGGCCCGGTGCGGGTGGTGGCGTGAGTCAGTACCCGTTTTGGAGCCGCGAAGAAGCGGACTTACTCGACACGCTCGCCGGTGATGTCCCGTTCCCGGACCTGGTGGCACGGTTCCAGCGGCAGGCCAAGCGAAGCGGCTGGCCCAGTCGATCGGACAAGGCAATCCTCACGCGCCTGCGTCGCACTGGACAACGCGGCCATGTGCGCTGCGGCCATGAGCTCACCACCGGCGGTGTTGCGGCCCTGCTTGGCTGCCCAGCGGCACGGGTAGAGGCCTGGCTGCGCCGTGAGCCCATTCGGGAGATCCTGCAGCCGCGATGGATCGGCAGGACCCGCTACATCGAGCGCCGTGCATGGCGCAAGTTGGCGACCGAGATGCCCAACGTGCTGGGTGGGTACACCGCCGACCAGCTGTTCCTGCTGCTGGAGAACCGCGAGCTGGCCGAACGGGTTGCCGGCACCTACAGATGCAAGAAAGGCGACTGGCGAATCCGCTGCGTCGAGACCGGCTGGATCTACAGCAGCTGCGGTGAGGCGGCGCGTGCGTATCACGTCACCCAGGCGTGCATCAGCCTGGCGATCCGCCGCGGCCGGCCGGTGGCATCGCTGGGGTTGACGTTCGAGGCATTGCGCAAGAAATAACCCCGCATCGCTGCGGGGCCACCTTGCCAACGCCCGACGGGTCTCAACCGCAGGACGATGGCAGGCTAGGGGCGCTGCAGGCCTGCAACAAGGAATGAGCGAGCAAGCGATCCAGCAGCAGATTCGCCTGGCCTGCAGCCGCGGCAGCGTCAGGCTGTGGCGCAACAACGTCGGCCGCCTGCTGGACCAGCACGGCCGCATGGTCACGTTCGGCCTGTGCCCTGGCTCCGCCGACCTGGTGGGCTACTCGACCGTGACCGTGACGCCGGAGATGGTGGGCCAGCGGCTGGCGGTGTTCACCGCAGTCGAGGTGAAGGCTGAGCGTGGCCGGCCCACACCAGAGCAGACGGCATGGCTGGAGCACGTCAGCAATGCCGGCGGCAGGGCGGGAATCGCCCGGTCGGTGCCCGACGCGCTGCGGATCATTTCGGGGCAGCATCAATGCAGCACCGATACGATGCAGCAATGCTCCCCCCTAGTCCCAGGCCCCGACTGACCACTGAGATGGAACAGGGCCGGCGTGTCCTGGGGCAGCTGCTGAACTATTGGTTGAAGACCACGGGCCTGTCCGCTCGAAAGCTTGCCGCCATCACTGACTGGGCAGTAGGCGAGGGGAAATGGCTGGACAGCTCGATCATGACGCGGATCAAGTTGGCGCAGCAGCAACGCGGCGCGGGCTTGCGGCAGCTTGTGGCGATGGGTGCTGTCAATGAGCTGCTGTGGATTTGCGACACCCATGGCGTGCCGGCAGCGATCAAGGCCTACGGGCCGCATTCCGCCTGGAACGTGCGTGAGGAGTGGTTGGTGGGTCGGCTGTGGTTGCCGGTACCGAAGAATCCAGCCGATCCGCTGGTGTTCGGCGACTTTGCCGAGGTGCTCGTCGGGCAGCTTTCATTGCCGTACCTGGCCGCCGCGGCCCTGGAGCCTGCCGAGCCTGATGCGATTAGCAATCGCTTGAGTGACTTGCTCAACGGCGTCATTCAAGACCGAGGCCTCAATGCCCGCGATGGCCTGCGGCAGCTGCTGGAGGCGTACCCGTCACAGGACAAGGCACGCCGCGGCCGCCTGACTGAGCTGGTGCTGGGCAGCCGGAGGTTTGATATGGATGAGATTGAGGCGGAGCTCTACGCGATCAGCGAGACAATCAGGGCGCTAAGAGACCAGCCGATGGGCAGCTACGGGCCTGGGGAGCTGGCGCGAGAGTTGTCAGCAGACCGGCCGCCGTCCGCGTAGCGGTCCAGAGCAAACCGTGGCCGTCGAGGTGCACCTCGGCCGCGCAGAACACGTCGTCCGATGCCTGCTGGAGCAAAGCCCAGACGGCATCAGCTTCGTGTGGGTCGGCGACGTGAATGCGGATCGGCATGGGTAGCGGGCTATGGGGCAGTGTTCTAGTACGTGGATACTCCGCCAGCGGTAGCTGTGACACCAGTCTTGACGCTGCATCGCAGCAATGATGCCGCACCCTGCTGCGGCTTTGCAACACCTGGGCTACGCTTTGCGACGTGCCACTGCATCACCGCATGCCGCCTCCTGATCCCAGTTCCGCGTTGGCGTTGCCAACCGGCCCCAGCTTTTCCCTGCAGGTCACCAACGTTGACGACCTGGCGCGGCTCGCGCGGGTCTTTGCCATGTCGGGCCTATTCGGCCGCAACGGCAACCAAGACACGCAGATCGCCGAATGCGCCATTCGCCTGATGGCAGGCCTCGAGGCTGGCTTCACGCCGTTCGCCTCGGCCACCGGCGTGCACATCATCAACGGCAAGCCGGCGTTTAGCGCCAACCTGCTGGCCCAGGCCGTCAGGCGCCATCCGATCTACGACTACCGAGTGCTTGAGAAGAGCGCGACCGTTTGCCGGATCCGGTTCCTGGCCAATGGTGAGGAGCTTGGCGTTGAGACCTTCACCATTGAGATGGCCGAGCGCGCGGGCCTGCTGAAGAACCCGACCTGGCGCAGCTATCCGGAGGCGATGCTGTTTGCCAGGGCGTTGACCGCCGGCATGCGCAGTCATTGCCCCGATGCCCTCGGCGGTGCACCGGCCTACACGCCGGAGGAGCTGCAGATGGTGCAGACCGTGCAGGTGAGCGAGGTGCAGCCCGACATGGTGGCCGCGGCCTATGCCGCATGCGCTGATGCCGGCCTCTCCGACGACGGCCTGCTGGCCCTGGTGGAGGAGCTGAGTAACGGCAACGCTCAGACCTTGGACCAGCTGCCGGTCTCCACCTTGCGCCGCCTGGCGAAGGGTGGTGTCAGCGGTGAAACCGTTGAGCGGTGCAATGCCGCCCTCGAGGTGAGCACCGACGACCCGGACGACATGCCCGCCACCTGGGCCGTTTCGACGTGACCCAAGCCATTGCAAATCTGCAGCACACCCACATGCATCCCACCATCGCCGCGGTGCTCCGCGCCAGCCTGCATCGCTTCATCGGCCGCCTAGGTTCCGACCCTGATGTGCGGCACTTTCAGTCCGGCGCTGCCGTTGCCAACGTCCGCATTGCTGTCAACCAGCCTGATGCGAAGAAGGACGACGGCAAGGAACCCGACTGGCTCAAGCTCGAGGTGTGGGGCGCGGAGGAAGCCCACGCCTTTGCTGATGCCATGCGCAAGGGCAGCCTGGTGGACGTCACCGGCCGGGTGAAGTCCGAGACGTGGCAGGACAAGAACACCGGCGAGGCCCGGACTCAGACCGTGATCAGGGTTGAGAGCTGGTCACCGGTGGGTCAGCAGCAGGCCGCAGCGCCGAAGCCGGCGGCCGCCGCACCAGCCGCCAAGCCTGCGACATGGGAGAGCAGCGCGATCGATGACAACGACGACATCCCGTTCTGATGGACACCCTTACCCGTACCCGCCAGCAGCTGGACACGCTGCTGGCCGCGATCCGCAGCGACATCGATGCCGCGGCCGCAAACCGTGCCGCCGACCTGGACCGCAGGGAAGCGGAGCTGGCGCGAAGCATGGAGCTGGTCAGCCAGGACGCGGCGGTGGCTGCTGCATGGCGGCAATGCCAGGCCGAGCAGCGCCAATGGTTCCAGAGCTTGATCACCCTCCAGCTGCAGCACCTGGCCCACAACAGCCCGACCCGGACGGTGTTGCACCACCTGTCCCGGATGGTGGAGCAGACCGATGGCTGAGGTGATCTTTCAGTCCGAGCACATCACCGCGCAAGCTCCGGTGTGGACCGTGACGCAACAGCCAGGGCAGACCACCAGCCCGCACCTAGTGGAATTTGAGAAGCACGGCCG